GGATTTATTCTTCAAGAAAATACATCAATTTTGATAAGTAGAAATGGTAAAAACATTGTATAGCATTTTACACAGGAGTCTGGACTTGACTAAATCGATGGTTATTAACTACTAAATAAAAATATTTGCTAAATTAATGACTTTGTACACACATTATTTTTAAAGAGGATAAAGTATTTAATAATATTAACAAAATCATTTAATAAATAGTTAAATATATATTCTCTATTTTTGTGATATTATTCACATGTCGATACATATCAACAAATATCAATCATACGAAAGAAGGTTATAACAATGAAAAATAAAAAACGTGTTTTAATAGCGTCATCATTATCATGTGCAATTTTATTGTTATCAGCAGCAACGACTCAAGCAAATTCAGCTCATAAAGACTCGCAAGATCAAAATAAGAAAGAACATGTTGATAAGTCTCAACAAAAAGACAAACGTAATGTTACTAATAAAGATAAAAATTCAACAGTACCTGATGATATTGGGAAAAACGGTAAAATCACAAAACGAACTGAAACAGTATATGATGAGAAAACAAATATACTCCAAAATTTACAATTCGACTTTATCGATGATCCAACTTATGACAAGAATGTATTACTTGTTAAAAAACAAGGCTCAATTCATTCAAATTTAAAGTTTGAATCTCATAAAGAAGAAAAAAATTCAAATTGGTTAAAGTATCCAAGTGAGTACCATGTAGATTTTCAAGTAAAAAGAAATCGTAAAACTGAAATATTAGACCAATTGCCGAAAAATAAAATTTCAACTGCGAAAGTAGACAGTACATTTTCATATAGCTCAGGTGGTAAATTCGATTCAACGAAAGGTATTGGACGAACTTCATCAAATAGCTACTCCAAAACGATTAGTTATAATCAGCAAAATTATGACACAATTGCCAGCGGTAAAAATAATAACTGGCATGTACACTGGTCAGTTATTGCGAATGACTTGAAGTATGGTGGAGAAGTGAAAAATAGAAATGATGAATTATTATTCTATAGAAATACGAGAATTGCTACTGTAGAAAACCCTGAACTAAGCTTTGCTTCAAAATATAGATACCCAGCATTAGTAAGAAGTGGCTTTAATCCAGAATTTTTAACTTATTTATCTAATGAAAAGTCAAATGAGAAAACGCAATTTGAAGTAACATACACACGAAATCAAGATATTTTGAAAAACAGACCTGGAATACATTATGCACCTCCAATTTTAGAAAAAAATAAAGATGGTCAAAGGTTAATTGTCACTTATGAAGTTGATTGGAAAAATAAAACAGTTAAAGTCGTTGATAAATATTCTGATGACAATAAACCTTATAAAGAAGGATAATATTGAAAGGGCGGATTACTAATGATTAAACAATTATACAAAAACATCACAATTTGTAGTTTAGCAATATCTACTGCATTAACTGTATTTCCGGCAACTTCTTATGCAAAAATTAATTCTGAAATTAAAGCTGTTTCTGAGAAGAATCTTGATGGTGATACTAAAATGTATACACGTACAGCTACAACAAGTGATAGTCAAAAAAATATTACTCAAAGCTTACAATTTAATTTCTTAACTGAACCTAATTATGATAAAGAAACAGTATTTATTAAAGCAAAAGGTACAATTGGTAGTGGTTTGAGAATTTTAGACCCAAATGGTTATTGGAATAGTACATTAAGATGGCCTGGATCTTATTCAGTTTCAATTCAAAATGTTGATGACAACAACAATACAAATGTGACTGACTTTGCACCAAAAAATCAGGATGAATCAAGAGAAGTTAAATATACGTATGGTTATAAAACAGGTGGAGATTTTTCGATTAATCGTGGAGGCTTAACAGGAAATATTACAAAAGAGAGTAATTATTCAGAGACGATTAGTTATCAACAACCATCATATCGTACATTACTTGATCAATCTACGTCACATAAAGGTGTAGGTTGGAAAGTAGAAGCACATTTGATAAATAATATGGGACATGACCATACGAGACAATTAACTAATGATAGTGATAATAGAACTAAAAGTGAAATCTTTTCTTTAACACGAAATGGAAATTTATGGGCGAAAGATAATTTCACACCTAAAGACAAAATGCCTGTAACTGTGTCTGAAGGGTTTAATCCAGAATTTTTAGCTGTTATGTCACATGATAAAAAAGACAAAGGTAAATCACAATTTGTTGTTCATTATAAAAGATCAATGGATGAGTTTAAAATAGATTGGAATCGCCATGGTTTCTGGGGCTATTGGTCTGGTGAAAACCATGTAGATAAAAAAGAAGAAAAATTATCAGCATTATATGAAGTTGATTGGAAGACACATGATGTGAAGTTTGTAAAAGTACTTAATGATAATGAAAAGAAATAAGTAATAAAAGTTGCCTGCTACATAGAATGTAGTAGGTAACTTTTATTTATATTTGAGTAGATAGATTTATTATGATGTGCAGTGTATGAATCTTGTTTGAGTGTAGAGTAAAGACTTGTATTAATGAAAAATTAAAGTTGTTAAGATGATTTTATTAAAATGTAAGTCAATTCAAATTTTAACAATATAACTCGCTTCGTCCTTTTAGAACGAAGCGAGTTATTAGTTAGTTGAGCACTATTTACTATAGGCTTTGATTGGGTAATGATCTGAAAAATCATTGTAAACGTAGTAATATGGGAACGCATATACATCCCATGGCTTAGGTTTTTCAGTCACAACTTCATTGACTAATTGTTTTGGTTGTTTATGATCTTTATCTGTAAATATATAGTCTAAATGTTCTGGTTTACCATTAGGGTAATTATATTTCGCAATTGAATTTGATTGAGGGTCCCATGTGCTATTATGACCTGCATATAGAACATCATTTACATTCAAGTTTTTAAGCATATCTTTGAACTCTGGAGTGCCTTTATTAACATTAAGGTCGCCACCTATATATACCGTTTCATCTTTAGGGATATTTTTCTTTTTAACAAAGTCACTGATTTCTTTCATTTGTTCAGCTCTAATTTTTCGATCATGTCCAGCACCACAACGTGAATCTTCAGATTGTGTATGTGTACCGATAACGTGAACGTTCTTACCATTTTTCTCTATTTTTGTATAAACAAAGCCTTTGTTGCTATCATTATCGAATCCACAACCGCTTTTGAAAACATGCTGGATTTTTTCTTTAATAGGATATTTACTTACAATCGCTACGCCACCATCTTCAGCAACAGTTGATGAGTAGCTACCTTCAGTTTTGTCCCAACCTGATTGAGAACGACCGAGTACAGGTGTTTGGTAAGGATATTCTTTTTTCACATTACTTAATAATTTGTCTGATGCACCATTATCAAATGCTTCATTGAATATTACGACATCATTATTTTTAATATAAGAAGATTGTCCGATTAAATCAGCGCGTTTATATTGTCCCCAGTTTGGATACATAGAAACCTTGTAACAACAGTATTTATTGGGTTTGGAGTCCCTAATGGGTCCCTAAATTACATACTTTCTAAAATTTTAGTTGTTTTTTTGTCCTCTTCATTAAATTTTTCTTCTAACAAATGAGAATACACGGATGTAGTTATTGCTATATTTTTATGACCTAATCTTTTAGAAATGTAATGTATAGATACACCTTTTGCTAGTAAATAAGAACAATGAGTGTGTCTTAATGCGTGCGATGTAATAATTGGTATATTATTGACTCTACAGGCTGATTTCAAAGCATTATTGATAGCATGAAGGTTAATTATAGATCCGGCTTCTTTGAAAATGTAACCATCATAGCTAATTGCAAATGTACTTATGACGTCCATAATGTGTTTCATATCAGATTTAGCGATACTGATATATCTAGGGGAAGTATCGGTTTTTCGCTCGTCAATAAATATAGTGTTTTTCACTTGGTTGATATGCTCAATCTTTATATTTCTTGCACCACTGACACGACAACCCGTACAAATCATTATGAATAGCGCTAATGATGAACGAGTTCTCTTCTTTCTGACGTGATCTTTTAGTATTTCATATTCAGTTACCGAGATGAATTTTTCTTGTTCTGACTTCGTAGGTTTTCCGGCTTTATAATTAACTTTATAAGCGGGATTTTTAAAAATAAGCCCATCATATAATGCGTCATCTAAAGCTGACCGAATAGCACCGTTTGTTTTTCTTATAGTTTCTTTTGCGTGTTCTTTTGAATAATCGTTTATGAATTTCTGATAAACTTGTCTATTTATCTTTGATAACTCCATTTTACCTATTTTATGTTTTTGTATATGTTGTAATGCATTTCTATAATGACGGTAGGTATTTTCTTTAACAACAGGTTGTTTATACGTTTTAATCCAATTTTCGAAGTATTCTTCAAGAGTTATATAGTTATCTATATTAAAACCACTTCTTAACTCATTTAACTTGTCTAGTCCAGCAGAATTAGCTTCACGCTTTGTTCTAAAACCTTTCTTACGGTATCTTTTTCCTTCATACTTAAATTCATATTGCCATTTTTTACCATCGTAACAACGTGTTTTCATGCGTTCCCTCCTCAAAATTGGCAAAAAAATAATAAGGGTAGGCGGGCTACCCGATAAAAATGTATAAAAAAAGACCAGATGAATTAACATCTGGCCAGCCGGATTGGTTACCGGAAATATGATTTTAAGCCGGATTGGTTACCGGAAATTTATATCTTGATTATAATAGATTAACGATAAAAAGTAAAGATAATTATGATAAAATGTTAGCTTTCATAAAATCTTCTATAATTTTTAAAGTTTCTTCATTGAAAGATATATGGCCAGTTGGATCGTAATCATTAAGTGTGCTTATTCTTTTTTTACTGATAGTGATAACTTGAGATGGAATTGCATAAGTTTGTTTGCCTACAAACCTTTCGTAACGCTCAATTATTTTTGCAAGTTGCATATAATTATTTTCAATCTCATCAAGTTCTTTTTCGATTGCTGGATTTAAGTTTTTTACTTTTGTGGATCTTGCGTGCATTTCTTTTATTCTATCCAAATCGAATCGTAAAGTTTTGTGGTCAGTTTTCATTTTTTCTAAAGCTTTTAGTATTAAATTCTCTTGTAATTTTAAAGAAAATTTGGTGTCTTTTGAAGTAAGTGGAACTATAGTAATTAGCTCATTGCGTTTGTTGTCATTTTTATTTAAAACGACGCAAAAATGATTCCCTGAGAATTCAGAACCAATGTTAACACCAAGTTTAGCGTATACAATAGTACCTCTTGGATACACTTTAAAGTTTTTTTGGTTAGTTAAGGTTGTTTCATTTTTAAAAATTATTGATTTTGTAAAAAGCCAGTCATCCAAATATTTAAATTTGAATTTTCCGCTATTGCAAACCTCTTCAAAGTTATTTACAGCTTTTAATATTTTATCTTTGCTACTTTTTTTGGTGGAATTTCTTTCCATCCCTCATCCTCCTCACGCCATATAGGCGTTTATTTCCTATATTCTTCTTCAACATACTTTTTTACTAAATATTCAAGAATAAGTTCGGTCATTAGATCGTTTTCTTCGTACTCTTTATGAAGTTACTTTATTCTTTGAATTAATTTAACCTATCTCCATCTATTTTTTGTGAAATAAATTCCAAGTATTTACGCGCATTATGTGACGATAAATCTTTAGGTAACTCATAAGTGAATGGTTGATTACCACTAGTTAAAACTTCATATACTATAGTTTCTTTTTTTATTTTGCAATTAGTTATTTTCATTATAAACTCCTTTTAAACACTGCTGAAATAGACGTCTTTTATATTAAAGCGCCACACAGGCGCTGTTAATCACAATTTAGTTCTATCAGTGATTTTAGACTCCATAACTCTTTGATGTGATTCTTTAGCTTCTCGAATCATATCTTTAAATTCTTGACTGTCTATAAAAGCTTTAGCCTCTTCTATTTGCTCTTGAGTAAGCTCTTTACCACCAGTATTGATGTGTAAGTGTTCAATTTCTTTATAAGTACTCATTTTTTCGACTCCTGTTCTTCAAGTTCACTTTTAGTTATAGGTAAACCATTGTTCAATCTATAAGTCAGTTCTTCTTCTGTATAAAAGGGGATTTCAACCATTTCCCACTCTTCAATGTTAATGTCAACTTCTTTAAAATCCATGTTAAACCCTCCTGTGAAATGAATTTTCTATTATTTATAGTAATTACTTATAAAAATACAATCTTTACCTATCTCAAACTTTGTATTCTAAATGTACTCGTAATCCATAGTCTGATTCTTTAGTAACGATTTTCTCTTCTAAATAATCTAAAGTTTTATACTTACCACCATTAATATATGCGTTACAAGAAACGATGTTGTCCATATGATTGACTAATCTTGAAGCATACTCTCTAGGTACATATCCAACGTGAAATTCAGAGTATTCATTTGAAATCATAACTTTTATCGCGTTTTCATCATAAGGATTATCCGGTTCTTTTTGTAAGAATACACCAGGAATAACCTCGTAATCAGAAATTTCATACACCTTGTCTTCATAAAGTAATTCTTCTTTAAGTTCATTTCCTTTCAAATCACTATATAAGAAAAAGAAATCGTCGTTATTTTTCATTTTCTTGATAAGTTTCTTTAATTCTTTTCTACGACCTTCATAATTTAATCCTACGACGTCGAAAATTTCAACTTTAGTTTGTTCATCATCATTAATAGGTAGACAATCATTCGAGATAATTGTTTCCTTATTCTTAGATAATTGCATATAAGTTTTTAAAATTGAGATGAATCCTGTTAAAGGAGAGTTTGTTACGAAATAAACTGTTAATTTTCTATTATCGTTTAATGTTAAAAAAGCTTGGTTTTTCCAAATAGTAACAACAGTGTTATAATCTATCACCTCTGATAATGAGATTTTGAATATATAATCTTCTTCTTTCCTTATAAAACAAATCTCTTCATGTGAAATGAATATAGAACCCATTCTCCTCTTGTTTTCGTCGAATTTTATGTCGCAACTGTCGCTGATTATTGGTTCAAAGTAACTGTATTGATCTGATAATATTTTTTCATCTTGCTTTCTAGGTTTCATTTTACTACCTCCTATAAAATAACTTTTCCAACTAACCTCACACTTTCGTTATCATAAAAATATAAATCTTTATACTTTTTATTTAAAGAAACCAACGTTAATCTATTATCTTCTACATAAACTTTCTTTACGTAAGCATCTCCATTTATAATAAAGACGCCTATTTGTCCATCTTTGATAGTGTGAGATTTTTCAATGAATATAATTTGTCCGTTTTTAAATAACGGCTCCATTGAGTCTCCATTTACTTTTAAAGCTATATCATGTGCGGGGACATAACCTCTTACGAATTCTTTTGAAATAGGCTCGTTATATAATCTTTCGCCAATACCAGCTGACGCACAACCATATATATCCACTTCGGATTTTTCTTGAATGTAAGAATTGAAATCTACCAGATTATCACTGTCATTATTTTGTTCTTCTAATTGATTAGTCGCATATTTTAGTACATTGCTTTGTCTTGGAGGCGTGAGTTTACTGTATATGGAAGTGATGTCGTTATTTTCAATTTTTCTATTCTTAGAAATATCAAACCCCATAAGCCACGCTTCGTTAACGTTTAAAGCCTTTGCTAGTTCAAAGACTTTGTCTTGTTTCGCTTCATATTTTCCGTTTAAATAATCGCTAATTGAGTTTCTACCAATACCAGTCCTTCTTGATAGCTCTGATTGAGATATCTTCCGTTCAGACATAATTTGCTTTAATCTATCCTTAAAACTGTTCATATTTCTGAACACCTCCTAAGAACATAATACTACGTACAATGACGATTATCAATAATTTTTAACAAATATTGTACAGAAAAATGTATTTTATGTGTTGACTTATTTGAACAAAGGTGTTTTAATTGATTTGTACAGAAAACCGAACAAGAAGGGAGGTGAGTTTATGATATACAATTTCGATTATAGTTTGCTGTACGAAAGAATGGCAGAGTATAGATATAGCCAAAGTTCTTTAGCGAACGCAATCCCTATTTCAAGGACATCTATTAATCACAAGTTGCAAGGAAAAAATTTATTTACACAATGGGAAATAAAACGAATCTGTGAATTATTAGAAATCCCACCAACAAAAGTAGGTAGATATTTTTTTGAACAAAATGTACAGAAACCTGTACAAATGTCGTAACAGGAGGAAACTATGGAACAAATCACATTAACCAAAGAAGAGTTGAAAGAAATTATAGCAAAAGAAGTTAGAGAGGCTATAAATGGCAAGAAACCAATCAGTTCAGGTTCAATTTTCAACAAAGTAAGAATCAGCCATAACGATTTTGATGAAATTAATAAAAAGTTTGCTTATACAGAACGTTTAAGAGGTGCTGACAATCTCGGCTTAGGACATCCATTATCTTTGAAGAAATATCAACACGGAATAGGATGTTATGAAAATTACAAAGCATACGCTAGTGAAATTCATGACCACATTAGAAAACTTACATTATCAGCTTTTGGTGTAACGCTTAATTCTGATTTAAAAGAGAGTGAATACGATGAAGCTAGCAGAATGTATGACATGTTGAAGAACTTTTATTTATATCGTTACCAAAAACGAATTGAAACCTTGTCAATTGAAGATTTCGAATAAAGGAGGAACTACAAATGTTACAAAAATTTAGAATTGCGAAAGAAAAAAATAAATTAAAACTCAAATTACTCAAGCATGCTAGTTACTGTTTAGAAAGAAACAACAACCCTGAACTGTTGCGAGCAGTTGCAGAGTTGTTGAAAAAGGTTAGCTAAATTCAACGGTAAGGATTTGCCCTGCCTCCACACTTAGAGTTTGAGATCCAACAAACACATAAGTTTTAGTAGGGTCTAGAAAAAATGTTTCGATTTCCTCTTTTGTAACAGTTTCAATTCCTTCATATCCTGGAAAAACAATTTTCTTTAAATCCGAAACATGTTTTTTTGAACCATCCTTTAAAGTAACTAGAAGTTTCATACTTATCACCTCCTTAGGTTGATAACAACATTATACACGAAAGGAGCATAAACAATATGCAAGCATTACAAACAAAATCGAACATAGGAGAAATGTTCAATATTCAAGAAAAAGAAAATGGAGAAATCGCAATAAGTGCAAGAGAGTTATATAAAGCTTTGGAAGTTAAAAAGCGTTTTAGCGCTTGGGCAGAAATTAACTTGAAGCATTTCAAAGAAAATAGGGATTTTACAAGTGTACTTACAAGTACGGTTGTTAATAACGGAGCTGTAAGACAACTAGAAGATTATGCTTTAACACTTGATGTAGCTAAACATGTTGC